TCCAACGCGGTTTTGCCCAACTCATTAGACAACTTTTGCGATTCAAACGCGCGTAAATTGTCTAACTTCTTTTTAAGTTTTGACAAATCCGATTGATCTATTTTTATATTGACATTCATTTAATCCGATTTTGTTGCTAATAGTTTTGTATAAAAATCCAAATCAAATTCAAATTTGTCATTAATTCTATATTTTTGCGTTTCATTTTCTAGTGTGAAAATATCGCCTAACTGAATTAAATCAGCGGTCTTTTTACGCATTGTTATTTCGACTTCAATATCTTGTGAACGTTTGCCGAATTTCTCGTTTATTTCGCCTTTAATTTGCTTTAAATTGCACCATACCGTCGCAACGTCCGACAATGTAGAATTAAAACCGCCGAAATCGTCCGGCGTTTTTGTCAAACGTTTAATTATTATTTTAGAATCTAATTTTCCGGCGTTCATTATAGAAACATTGATTTATAAGATGTTAAAATTGTCTTTGTTGATGTTGGTATTTCCGTTGTTTCTTTTGAGCCTTCAGAATTAAAATCGGCGCGATTGTCGTAGTACGTTGATATTAATTGCAACATCGCTTGTTTTATTAACGAATCATTCAATCCGTCCGTTATATAAGTTATTTTAACGTTATCCGCTGAACCGCCGTCCAATTCAATTGTTTCATTATCCAAACCTAAAATTTCAAAATCTGTTGTCGCCGTTCCGCTAACTGTAATTTGCTCAATACTAGAAACCGGACCGAATGGCAAATCGAACAAACCGTTTGTTTGTGGCAAATAGTACGTTCTATTTTTTGAAACAATATCGCGTGAAATATAATTTTCGCACCAGATTCGCGCTTGCGTTATCATTGCGGAAATAATATTGTCGTCGGCGCTTGTATCAACGCGAACAAAATCCTTCACGTTTTGAGCCGTCAAAATTTCATTTCCTAAAGTCGAATTTATTTTAATTTGTCGCATCGTCTTTTGTATCTATATATTCAACTTTTAATTCTTTTGTTTCAATTTTTTCTTTGTTTTGCTTTTTACCAATCTTTGAGGCTAAACCCTTTTTAATCCAATTTTTTGCAACGTGATCCGGCAATTGTATTTTATCGCCTTCATTATAGCGTTTGCCATTTCTTAAAATTGATTGTTTTATTTTTAATTCCATAATATTGAATTTTTTGTAAAGATAAAAAAAAAGCGTCACATAAATTTGCGACGCCTTTTTAACAGAAAACAATATGAAAAAACATTAAAGTGCTGCAAAGTTATTAAAAAATTTTGAATATTTTTCTAAACCAATTGTAAACGACTGAATTTTGCCATCGTTTTTAAATATAAAAAAGCCTTTTCGTTCTGCTGAATATACCGCAAAAAAATCGACGTCCTTTTTTTCGTATTTACTTTTATTTCTGCAATTCAATTGAATTCGGTTCCGCGTTCGGTTATCTTCATTAATACCTTTTATTTGTATTTTAAATAAACCATTCGGCGAATCAACTATGCAATCATATGTCGAAGTATGCAGCAAAGGAAACGATACTAACAACCCGGATTCCATTGCTTTAGTGGCAAATAGATACTCAACGAAACAACCAAAAACGTTTGGATTCATTTAGTAAAGTTATAAAAAAAGACGATCAAAATTGACCGCCTTTCAAACAAAACTAAATAATAAACATAAATATAAAACTAATCGTCGTTCGCGGTTTTGATTGCCGCGCTTATTATAAAAAGGTAAATACTCAATATAAAATCGTTGTATAACATTATTTGTCTAATGCCAAAAATAAAAAAACTAATTGTTAAGAAAATTTTTATATTTCTTTTCATAATATTATAATTGATCCGCATTAAAGCAAACATTTGAACAAACGCCGGTATCTTCAAACATCGCAACGCCACAAACAGAACATTCGAATTCCGTTTCATTTCCTGGAAAACTATCTAAACCCCACATATTAAAAATTTAAAATTTGACTTCGGTTTCTTGTGTGTTCGATTTCGCGTTCTAAATAGTCCAACGCCTTTTCCAAATCTTCAATTTCGTTTTGCTTACGTCCGGCGCGAACAATGTACTTCAATACATTTCCGCGATTAAAATTCAGTTTATAAGAGCCTATTACGTCAATTAAGTCGTGTTTAAGGCCGTTATCGTAGTGTTCTGGTATATTGCTCATAAATTTATTTTTAAAGCGCTTAAAACGCCGTTATACAGATAATCCAATTATCAATCCTATTGTTATTAATAATGCCGACAATGTTAATACAATAATGACGTCATTGTCATAATCGTTTTTTTTGTCTGATTGTTCAATTTCTTTTTGTGTGTACACGTTGACGCGGTTGCCGTCGTGAATGATTGTTAATCCTGTTTTTGTTTTCATTTGTTTAATATTATGGCGCGCCTAAACGCGCCGGTTAATGTTTTATATTGTATATCTTTTAATCGCTTGTTGATATTCTTCTAATTCGGCGGAACGTTCGTTTTTTTCTTGTTGTCCATTATACCAACCGTTTGCCAAAACGGCCTGTAAATATTGTATATCTAATTTTAACTCCTCTATTAAATCTTGATTATTCATAATGTTTAAATTTTGATAGTTTATTGTTTTTGTTTTATGCAAATCTACAACGCATTATTGAATTAAAAAAATTTTTTCAGTTTTTTTTTAAAGTTTTTTTTGTTTTTTTTTGTTTCTTATCTGTTAAGCGCCTAAAAATAAATGCATAAAAAAAAGGCCCGGAAATAAATCCAGGCCTTAAATTTATAATAATTAAATATTATTATGGTGTTTCTAATGCAGCTTTTGCAGTAGCGAAATCGCCGGCAACAAATGCATTTGGTAAGTAGTTTGTTAATGCTACTCTTTCAGATACTCTTACAGTAACGAATCCGTCACGAACGTTTGTTCCGTCTTCTCTAAAGAACTCAACGTTAATTCCGTCACGTACCCATAATTGTGTTCCAACGCCAAAGTTTCCAATTAAGAAATCACCGGCAGGAATTGCAGTATTTAAAACAACTTTAACGCCCATAAATACCGGCTGAAGGCCGCTATATACTTGGTCTTTTAGGTAATTGTTTTGCGTATCTTTTAACAATAGAATTTTGTGAAAATCTGAAGGATTTAAAACAATGCTATCAGCGTTATAATTAGCAGCCGCTAATTGATTTAATGCAGCAACAATAACATCAAAATCGTTTGCGTTATCAACTGAATCAGCTAGATCGCCCGCAGCAAATGCCGCCGCGTCTGTAATAATTCCGCTTAATTGCGCACCTGATCCGGTTCCGCTTAAGATTTGCGTATCTTCAACTTCTAATAATTTTTCTGGCGCACGCGCTGAAAGGTAAGAAGTTAATTGAGGCGTGTCCGCTAACATTTCTTCAGAAATACGGAAATAAGTTCCGATTTTTCTAACGTTAGCATCTGAAGCCGTCATATCGAAATCTGATTGCGTTAATGTAGCACCTTCAGCCGTTGCCGCAGCACCGTTTGAATATCCGCTTTCTTTTACGAAACGAACAACGTCACTTTGTGTTGAACCTTGCGCCAATAATTGACGAATATGTGTTGGTCTTGTTGGATCAAATTTGTATCCTGGTACTCTATCAGCCGGAATTACTTCTCCTGTAAAGTCCGCGCCGGTAGTCATATCAGCTTTAATTTCAAATGAAGCGCTTCTTGAATTTCCTTTTGAAAGTCCTTCGATTGCGCCGTTCTCTAATGCTTCATTTAAAGCACCTTTGAACGTCATTCTTTTTTTAGCGCTGAACGCTTTTTTGTTTGATACTTCCATAGCATCTAAACGATTGTTTAATTTAGTTTCTAAATCAGAAACTTCAGATTTTACAATCTCGTTTGCCTTCACGACAACGTTTTCTACAACGTCATTGTTAGACTTTTCGATTTTTGAATCAATGGCGCTATTAAATTGGTCCAATTGATTTTTTAAATTTTCTTCCATTTTTTAAATTTTTAAGGAATTGATTAAATAGTTATACACTTCGGAATCATTGTTTTTTATCTCAACATTCGGCGAAGTGATTTCAATTTCCGGCTTCGTGAATTCAACAAATAATGATTTTAATTTTAATATTTCGGCTTCAATAGCGAACCCCATTTCATCGGAAATGTTGCCCTTGCGAATTAATTTTGATAAATTATCGTAACGCTTTGAAAGTTTGTCAACGTCGATATTTCCCTTGACGTCTAATATTTTCGCCTGATCGTTTGCGGCTAATGTAACGGCGCTAATCTCATAAAGTTTAACTTCTGTTATCTCTCTATAATCGCCTTTATTATTCTTTTGTATTGGCATTATTCCGACGCTATTTTCAGTAATTACGCCCGACTTCATTAATTGGACAACGTCATTTCCTAATTGCGTTTTTGCAATTTCCGCCACGAATACCAATCCTTTGTCGTCTTCATATAATTCGGTCATTTTTCCGATTGGTTGATTCATATCGTGTTGATACAAATACTTAACGCGATCACCGTTTTCGGCTATTGTCTTTTTGTATGCGCCTTTTGTTATGACGTCATTATCGGAATCTTTATTTCCGAAATAACTTCCATAACCTTTGATAATTCCGGCTTTTTCGTCTGCATCGATTAATTCACCAACCGGCGCCGCTTTGTAAAGAATTGTATTCATAAAGAAAAATTTTTGTAAATATACGAATTTTAAAAATTATTTAAACCGCCGGCCGCAACGCCTAATCCAATACCTGAAATTTCGCTAACAGTTTGCGCGTCTTCAATTGGTATATAAGCAATCGAACATCTACAATTAATGACTTCAGCAGCCGGCGCACTTGGATCGCCTGGAAACATCATTTGTGATCCACCAACAAAAAACGTATCGTTTGCCATAACGATTTGTCCGTCGGCTTCTGAATGTGTGCTTCGCGTCCTATCGTCAAAACTTGCAATCCATTCTTTTTGCATTTGTTCCTTTGGAAATATTGTTGAAGCGGATTGCATTGTCGCAAAGTTAGCCGCCGCCGTCGCTTCAGTACGAACCAAACGTTCGGATTGGAATTGAGAATAAGTATTGAATTGATTTTTTAATATACGGCCACGTTCAACGGCGCCCAATGTCATAAACTCCGGATCGGACATCAATTGTTGTGTTATTCTAATTAAATTGTTTTTAGCCGTTCCAGATACTAATGTCACGCGTTGCGCACCAACCGCCGAACCAAACGACGCAAATGAATTTTGCCAAATATCCAATTGTGTAGGATCTAAATTTTTAGTCAAATATTTTTGATAATTGTTTGCGTACCATTTAGCGAAACGCATTCCAATATCTGAATACAATTCACGATATATTTTTAATAAATCTTTTGTATCAAATAATAATTGAAAATTTGTTTGGCCTTCAGAAATAAACGAATTAATACCTTTGTTGTATTCGCTTTTATAGTAACGTTTAACGATACTAATTTGTTTTTTTTCTGCAATATCCAATTGCTTTTCAAAATCGGATTGCCATTTGTCTTTGTTAAGTTTCAATTATTCGTTTATTTCGTTTAATTTCTTATTGGTCCAATCGCGCATTGCAGTACCCCCCCAAAGATTCCACGAAACAAAACCGTTGTCTTTCCAGGGCGTGTCCTTGTATTGGTCCGCGATTGTTTGGTTGCCTTCGTGACGCGCAAAGAATGATTTAATACGGTTAAGCATTTCAATCGTCATTGGTTCGCGGTTTGCTAACATTGAAGCGCGTCGCCAACCTGTTGCCGTTCCGGCTTGTACTTCGTCGCCGTATTTTTCGCGCCATTCAATCATTCGTTTGGCGTTATTGCTTGCGGTTTGAGGATAATCCGAAAACGTTTCGGCCTTACTTATTGGATTTTTTTTTTCGACGGTTTGATTTAAAAACTTACTGACATCTAAATCAATTGATTCAATAGGCGCGTCAATTTCTGTTGGTTTTGTTGGAATTAAATTCGCCGGAATGAAATAATCGTTTAACGTTTCATTATCTTCATCAGCGCCGTAATTCATTGCTGAACGCTTTTCATTTGGCGTTAACCACCACGCCTTAACCAATTGATCGACAACTTTGTCGGTCTCCTCTTGTAGCTCTGGAATGACTGAAAAATCAAACTCAATACAAAGTTTTTCACCATACATAGGCGCCAACCAACGGTTCAATTCGTCTTTAATTTTTAACAATTCAGGAATGACCGCATTTTGATACAATGCTTTTTTCGCTTCCTTCATATTGTTATAAGACGCCGAATCGGTGTT